CAGACATTTATATACATGACAAAATATTATAAATCTAAAAAATCTTATACTTGATTTAAAGATTTATTTTGTTATCTATTAATATATTATGTCAATGATAACGCGCGGTATGACCACAGGTGGGACACATGATGCAGACCATCTCTATTATAACATTACTATTATTAATAGTGATGATGGTTCAACATCTCCTCCACAAGTAAACTTTAATGAAATTAGGAACTCTCCATATTTAAATAATCCAGAACTATATTATATGTCTGTTGTTAGGTTCAGTTTAGAAACTCCAACATTACCTCTATTTATTCCTCAAGCAAAATTAGGACAAGCAGACCCAGACAAATTAATTTATACTATTACTTTGCAATGGACAAATAATTCTACAGGAATAACATATACACAACAAACAAATATTTCATGGGCTCCTCAAAATGTTAATGACCCAACACCAGCGCCACCAATCACCTTCCAGGATTTAGGCAGTCAATATTATTTCTGTTATTCTTATCAATGGTTTGTTGATAGAATTAATCAAGCTTTTGATGATTGTTTTACAGCGCTTAATGCTCAAGTTGTCGGTGCGGGTGCTTCTTTACCTACTACTTACGCTCCAGTTATGGAATGGGCTGTGCCTACATATACAGCAATAATTGACGCAGACCAAGCAGGCTATAATGAAGCTATGGAAACTACATCAACAAAACCAATCAAAATATTTTTCAATGCTCCTATGTATAATTTGTTTTCATCTTTTGAAAGCTACAATATGGGCTATAACAATATTACAAACGGTAAGAACTTTCAAATTAGAATTCGTAGCGTGAACGGTCTCAATCAATTGCTGATGCCAGCGGGATGGACAGCTTTGCAAATGTATCAAGAATACACAACATCTCAGTTGTGGAACCCAGTTGACAGTATCGTATTTACTACATCATTATTGCCAGTGGTCCCAGAACTTACAAGTGTTCCTAAAGTATTTGGAAGTGATAGTAAATTTTTCAATGTTGGAAACAACTCCAATATTACATCTGTATTAACAGATTTTCAAGTTGGATTAACTAATGGTGCAGAATATAAACCAAATATTCAGTATACACCACAAGCAGAATATAGGTTGGTTGATTTGTTTGGTAATAGTCCACTTAGCGCGATTGAAGTCCGTGTATTTTGGAAGGATAGCTTCGGAAATCTTCAACCCTTTTATTTGAATGCAGGTTGCACATCTACAATCAAAATTATGTTTAGGAAAAAAGATTATCAATCAACTAGAGGATATTAAAAATAGCCGTGGAAGAAGTTTATGGTTTCTTTAAAAGTGTGCAAATGTGAATTTCGGTTTTACGCTTATAGGTTAAATACCAAAATTGACGTTTGCTCACTTTTGCTAAAATCTAAAAATCTAAAGTAAATTTTTTTAAAAATAAAATATTATCTCATTTATATATAATATGGCAATGGATTTTCAAAAAGTTCTCGTCAAGGATGACCGCCTTGATGTAGCTGACAGCGTAAAATACGCCGTCGTTAAAGGTGGTCAAAATGTGACTCAAGCTCGTTTTAAAGCCGTTTCAGCATCCAACTCACAATTAACATTTAACATTCAAGTTCCAAGTGAACAAACTATTATCGATAGACGCGTTTTACTCAGAACTAAACTTTCACTAGAAATTACATCGGTTAATGGAACAGGTGCCTCAGGTGTTTACCAAATCGGATGTGGTTATGGTTCTACAGCTTCATTAGCTCCTTTCCCTCTACATCAGCTTATGTCAACAGCAAGCGCAACAATCAATAACAATACCGTTACGATGAATGTTCAAGATGTTCTTGCTTCAATCATGCGTTTAATTGATAAACGAGACCTTGCATGCTACAATGGAACAACTCCAACCTATCAAGATAGCTACGCAACATATAACACAGGTCTAACAACCGTCGGACAACCGGTTCCTACTTTCGGTTCTAGTATGTTTTTAGATGGTGCAAATCCTTTAGGTTCTTACAACTCTGTTAATGACACCGATATTGTCCCTCGTGGTTCATTCGTTATAAGCAATTATTCAGTAGCGTATGTATCTGGTGGTGGCCCAGGGGCTACAGTTAATACATCAGGGGCAACAGTAAAAGAAACATTTACATTTGAACTTACTGAACCTCTTCTTTTATCTCCTTTTATTTTTGGTAATCCAAAATCTAACGCTCAAGGATTTTACGGTATCCAAAACTTCAACTTTGTATTTAACATTGGTTCAGCGAACCGTGTATTTAGGGGTTTAGGAACTGGTGATTATGATTACAATAATAATTCAGTTTGTAGCAATGCAACAGGGTCATATATAACAAGTGTAGCATTGGCATCAAATGCTTTTACAGAAACAGAACTACAATTTGTTTTCTTAACCCCTCATCCAAGTGATTTACTACCAGCTCGTAATATTGTTCCATACTATGAACTCCCTCGTTATCTTACACAAGTTGGTAATTTATTCATTCCGTCATCAACAACCAATATTCCATTGGTAGATATAGCTTGTACGAATCAGGGTAAATTAACGTATGGAACAACTCAAACAGTTTCAACTCAATCTATCCAACTTAACCAAATCCCAGACAAACTAATTATTTTAGTTCGTAAACAACTAGGAAATCAAACTTTTAAAGATACAGACAGTGGATTGGTTATTACAGGATTGAACATTAACTTTAACAATAACTCGGGTCTCCTTGCAAGTGCAACACAAGAGCAACTTTATCGTATGACCAAAGATAACAGTTCAAATCTCAACTGGCAAGAATTTAGCGGTCGTGCAGTTCGTCAAGCACCATCTTTACAGGCAAATGCTCCAGTCAAAACTTATGGTGCAGGTGTCCCAACAATCGGAACTTTCCTCGTTCTTGAATTTGGTAAAGATATTCAACTCGTTGAAGATTTTTACGCTCCAGGCTCTCTCGGCAACTTTAATCTCCAAATGAACTTACAAGTTGTCAACCAAAACCCCTATTCAACTTCACCCATCCCAGCAAATACTTACGAAGTAGTTGTCATCACAATGAACTCAGGTGTATTCGTTTGCGAACGTGGTACATCATCAACTTACACCGGTATTTTGACTAAACAAGATGTTCTCGAAGCATCCGACCAAGTAGCCTACACTAACAGCGATGTCAACCGTCTCGTTGGTGGCTCCTTCTTGGACAAAGTTAAATCTTCAGTCCAAAAAATGGCTCCTGTTGCCCGTGCAGTTGCTCCAGTTGCTAAAAACCTTTTGAAACTTTCAAGCGACCCACGTGCTCAACTTGCATCTAATGTAATTGGTGCATTCGGTTATGGTAATTCAGGTGGACGCCGTGCCGACAGTCGTTGTTAAGTAAATTATTAGATAAATTTATATCTAACATTAATTATATCATGGATAACCAAAAAATTAATGTTGCATATACTCCAGAATTTGAAGACCTATTGAAATTTGAAGGTGAGAAAGCGGAAAGCATGTCCATACTTCATTCATTAGCATCAAACAAATATAACTTTTTATCTGTAGCTATTAACATACCTGTTATTGTGTTAAGTGCTATTGTTGGGTTCCTTGGACCTATTGAAATGTTCAAGGGTCAAGCTATCGTATTCGGTGCAATAACTATTTGTATTTCAATACTTAAAACATTTGATAGCTATTTCAATTGGACCAAGCGCGCAGAAAGCCACCGTATATCGGGTCTATCATATTTGAAAATAAGTAAGTTTATCGAAGTTCAATTAAGTCTTGAAAGAGAATGTAGAATTAACGCGAATGATAATTTAGAAATAATAACAAAAGATATACAGAACTTAAGAGAAAGCGAAAAGACTATACCAGCGGACATAATAAATGAATTTAATAAAAAATACGGAAAATATACAACAGCCAAACCGAGTATTGTTAATGGTCTAACAATAATTCAAATAAATAAAAAACAATCATTAACCCCAAGACATTCATTCTATAATGCTAGAGAAACAAATGTAATCACGGAAAGTAATTCGGACATAGAATTGGGCAATGTTGGTGAAAGTGTGCAAAAGTGAAATTTGGTAATTCCTTAATAGACGTAAAACCGAAATTCACTTTTGCACACTTTTTCAAATTCCCGGAATCTGGAATTTGTGCAATTATTATTAAGTATTTTACTCAAATTCCAATTTCCGGGAATTAGG